TCGATGACGACTGATGGTGTGACGTTGTATGTCAGGCCCGCGCCGTCCACGATCTTGCCAGTGGCAAAAGCGTTGTTCATCGCCGTCGTGCTATCTGCGAGCGGGTTCACCGAGGTCGGGATCGCGCCAAAGTCACGAGGATCAACAGTGTCGGCCAGCTTCTGGCGGAGCGGACGTGCTGCGCCACCAGTAGCAGGATTGGTGAAGGACGCAGCTTCTTGGAGCGCCCCCTCGACGTTGCCGCTGGAGTAGTACCCACCAGCATCGACGATGCTGATCTGAGCCGCCTGATCGCTGCCAGCGGTGCGGTCGTCGATCGCGTCGATCACAGACTGTGCAGTCACGCGCAACTCAACACGGCTACCTGCGGCAAACGACAGCGCCGGGGTGCCTTCCTGCGCACGCACGACAGTCAGCACATCAGCGGCACGCGCCGTGCATTTCACAATCTCCGACGCACCCGACGTGGGGGCAATCGTGGCGTAGAAGTACTCGCCGCTGTTCAGGCTCGGGAAGTTTGCCCCCGTGCCCGTTGTCAGGATGATCGAAGTATCGGCGGCACCAATAGATGTTGCCAAGAAGCCGAAAGCATTGTTCTTCAAAATTACAGTCATATCACGCTCCAAAAGGTTGCATACGCACGCGCATTGTGCCCCGCGCATTGCCAAGGTTTGCCCGCGCACGTCGCTCTGAAGTCTGGTAGACGTACTGCTTTGCATGGTACGCCGCGAGTTCTCGATCCGACCACGCTTGACTCGGCAACACGAGCAGGTGCTGAAGCGCACCGTGCATGATCGCTTCCTCAAGCTCGTCCATGATGAACTCGTCCATCCCAGTCGCGCTGCGCTTGGGCTTCAAGGCGAGGAACATCCGCACCTGATAAACAACTCGATCATCAGGCAGCGGAAGGATGATGTACCGATCAGCGTTAATCTGAGTGATCGACTGCGGCGTACTTGCGTCAACCAACGCCTGCGCAGGGGGGTTCACTCCGCCGTCTTCGTTGTACTGCACCCCGTCGTAGGGGTTGATGTTGTAGAGGTTCGCCGGAGTCGAGGCCCAAACTGCTGCGGGGTTCAACCCGCTGTACAGGTCGGCCCACTGCGGGTACAACTCGATGGCTTTCTCCATCGTCAGCCGCTCCAATGGGCGGTCATTGACGACGGCCTCAAAGAGCACATGAACATCCGTCGTAGCGGGTTTGTTGAAGGCGTACTCACTGACACCCGGCAACAGGTTGTACAGGGGAGCCTGATACCGCCAGTACAGCGTGCGCTCGCACGTGCGGATGGCCGAGTCGCGGATGTACTGCACGATGGTGGCGTTGGGGCACCCCGGCACAGAAGCCTGCACACGGGGCACGAGGGAGGCGAAGGTACGATCAGCCATGTCAGATCACCTGTCTCGGGTCTTGCCCGCCTGCTTCGGTGTCAGTGATCGTGCGCGACTGCAACGATACCCCCAACCCTTGGATAAACGAGTCTTGGAACAGCTTGGCACGACCCGAGTTGACGTGTTCGTTGTCGATGGATTCCGCCAAGAACACCACGCCGTCCACGGCTGCGGGAAAATAGGCGTCCGTGGGAGATGTGATCTCTTGGTCGAGGGTGTAGTCGGGCGGCGTCTGGGCGTACTCCCCAACAAGCATAACTCCCACAGCAGGGCGGGGGTACACAAAAAATCTATTGGGGTTGCGCACGTGGCGCATGAAGTTCACTGGCTGTCCGGCTGCTTCGTTCTGCCAGTTGGGTTCTGTACGATCCAACGTCTCGCGGTTGACTTCCGTGACCGCCGTGCCGTTCTTGACTTGGAAGATTTCGACCAGCCGAACCGAGTCAGCGGGACAACTTTGCAAGACCGTGTTGGGCGTCGTACTAAAATCCACGATCACAGTGAACAGATCAGGACGAAGCATCACCATGCGCTTGAGGGTCTGATTGACGAACCCCAGCATCACCGCATCGCTGTAGCGGAACGGTGTCTTGGTGTCTTGGATCAGACGCCGCGCTTCGGTGATGACTTCGTTGGGTGTCATGCAGGCAATCCTCTTGAGGCTTCTTCAGCCAGTTCAGGAGAAGTATACGCTGGAGCCTCTGGAATGTCAGCAGTTGACAAGTCAAGCGCACCCTTCTTCTTGCGTCCAGTTACCTTCACAGCCTCTGCAACACGTTGTGCAGCAGCCGGAGGGATGAACCGCTCAGGGTAGGCGATCTCCTCTGGCACGACTTCGCAGTCTGGATTTTTCGCCAGAATGGGGTTGTAGTCATAGATAAAGCCATCTGACCTGACCCGGATATACATTTTGCTCATTGGTTATTTCCCCAGTTTCTTGAGTGTTTGGGCCAGACGCGCACGCTGACCCATTTTCCCCGGCTTTTTAGCTGCCGCAGCCAGTTTCGCGGCGGGGATTGTTTCCCCCTTCTTCACACCCATTGCCTCACGTAAGGCACCGGGTTTTTTGATTGCCCCTTTGATCCACTTCTCGGCCATTATCGGTACCCCGCAGTTTTCTTTGCAATAGATTTCGGCTGGGCTACGAACTGTTTCCCCGCAGCTTTGCCAGCGCGTTTTGCACGTGTTGTCGCAGCGTACTCAGCAGGGCTGAGACTTTTAATCGCAGCTTCAGGAAGGTATCGTTCACCCGTGTCAGAAGATTTTTTACCACTTTTGGTTCTCCATTTTTGGTCGCCCCAGTCTTTGAGGCTTTTCTGTGGGGCTTTCATGTCAGTCCCTGTATCCGCCGCCAGCGGCCTTGTACTTCTTGGCAACAAGTTGCGCCTTGCGTGCGCTCCACTGGCCTGCGCCAGTTCCTTGCACCGCAGCAGACTTCACCTGAGACACGATCCGCTTGCGCAGTTCGGGCTTGGTGTAGTTGCCAGCGGCGTTGACCGTGGATTTGGCTTTGGGCTTGGTCGCCATGTCAGCACTTCCAAGCCCGCAGGCTTTTGTTGATCCGGCTGTTGGGGTCGTTGGCTGTCTTCTCGGAGGTGAGCTTCTTCTTCATGCCCTCCATCCGGGCGCAGAACGAATCCTTGCGCGGGCCACCTTCAGGCTGTGGAGCCTTGAGTCCGGGTTTACCCGGATTGGCCTTGTTGTAGGACGCACGACCCTTGGCGTTCAAGCCGCCCTTGGGGTCTTTGCCTTCCTTGCGAGTCCATGCTGGTGTCTTTGCCATTACGCGATCCTCTGTGCAACAACGATTGCCGGTGGAGTTGCAGGGATCGCGGGGGTCACGCCGGGGCTGGCGGCGACAGGCGCGATGTAATGCAACGTCACACCGACGTTCTCCGGGTACCAGTACATCTCAATGTACTGCCCTGCGGTGACAGTCTCAAAAATCTCATACGCAACGAGCATCGTACCGCCGTCTCCGGTCTTGGGGACATTCGTCTTAGCCCCCGTGTTGGCGATGTTGGTGCCGTTCTTGGAAAACCAGACTGTGACATCATGGTCGCTGGACGTTGAGTTGCTGAACTGCAAGCTGGCGTTGATCCGGTACGTACCTGCTGCGGCAAACGTGATCCGGCTGTTGCTGGCTATCGTGATCCCAGCCCCAGCGACGGCTGCTGTAGCCCACTCAACCGCAGTAGCCGCAGTTACGCTGCCTGTCTGGTCAGCCGTATCGGCGTCGAAGAACGAGGCGTAGGCCCGGTTGGTGATCGTGCTGAACGGTACCTTGCCGCTCACCACGTCGATGTTGGTGACGTTCACCTCACCCGTACCCTTGGGCGTGATGTTGATGTCGATGTTGGTGTCAGTGCCGTCGGCACCCAACGTGTTGCCATTGAGGTTCACACCCGCCGCAGCCGCGCTGGTTGCCAGTGTTGTGGACTCGACCAGCGTCATGCCGGAGAAGGAGCCGCTGAATGTCACGCCAGCGATTGCACCGCCAGTGATATTGACGTTGTTTGCGTTCTGGGTGGCGACGGTACCAAGGCCGAGCGCCGTGCGTGCATTGGACGCACTACCAAAAGCAATGTTGGAACCCAACGTGAGATCAGCCCCACCAAGGGCTTGCACTGTGTTGCCAGTCAGTTGGACGTTACCCACGGCTACAGACGCAGTACCAACCTTCAATGCCGTTGGCACTCCAGTGCCGCTGTACACTGTCTTTTCAGATGCAGTAGGGCCACCATCTACGTGCAGTAGTTGGCTGTATG